CCAATGCGTTTATTATTATAGTAGCGGAAGAAAATACAGCAAAAACAACTGGACTTTTTAGGATTATTTCATTAGGAACTAATCAATATTTAAATGTTGTTGACCCTAATTCTGCTAATATTGCTGTTTTTGGCGATTAATAATTTTTTGATATACTAAAAGAAAAACTTTATGGCTAATTCAGACAAAAGATTTATCTATGAGAATGATGAGGGTGGTATTTCTATTGTCATTCCATCAGATAATTGTGATTTAACATTAGATCAAATAAAAGATAAAGATTGCCCCAGTGGTAAGACAGTTTATACTGTTGATAAGTCTGCTATTCCTACAGACAGGAGTTTCAGAAATGCTTGGACTTATACGGAGTAAATTATGGGATTTGGCGTAGACATGGCGAAAGCCAGAGAAATTCATAAAACTAATATTCGTGCTGCAAGGGCAGAGAAATTTAAAGAACTTGATGTCGAATTTACAAAAGCTTTAGAAGCTGGCACAAGTACAAGTGATATAGCAGCAAAAAGACAAGCCCTGAGAGATGCTCCTGCTGATTCTGGAATAGCTGCTGCTAGTGATGCTGACGCACTTAAGGCACAATGGAAAACTGATATACTAGGTTCTTCACCTTATAGTTAAATGGCTATTATTGCTGGAACTTATGATTTTACTGTTCAAAGGAGATCAGATCATACAGAATCAATAAGAATAACTGATTCTAATGATGATGCGGTTGACCTCAGCGGAGCAACAATAGCCGCTCAAGTGTGGGACAAAGAAAGGACTGGCAAGTTTGCAGACTTTTTAATTGCTTATACAAACAGAACTAACGGTGAGTTTACAATGAGTCTTTCACATACACAGACTTTGCAGTTTACACCAAATGAATTAGCATACGATCTTTTAATTTTAAACTCAGGAGGCAAGCGGGAATATTATCTTGAAGGTACTATATTTGTAAGTGAAGGATACACCACAATATGAGCAACATAAACATCACGCAAAATAAAAACACCGTTACTGTTAATGGTGAAACTAGAGTTGTCACAGTCAAGACGGTCGGGCCTCAAGGGGCACAAGGAGAAGGCTTTGATATAACTTTAGATCATACTGCTAAAGTTGATAATTCTATAATGTATTATCAAGCGAGTAGTGGTAAGCTGATATTAGATGACAATGTTACTAAACTAAAACTTGTTAATGGAGGTAATTTTTAGGCCATGTCTAACACTATAAGAATTAAAAAGAGAGCAGCGAGTGGATCGGCTGGTGCTCCTTCAAGTTTAGCTCCATCAGAACTAGCTTTTAATGAAAATGATTTAAAATTATATTATGGTTTTGGTGACACAGGTAGTAATGAAGCAAGTTCAATCATTACTGTTGGTGGTGCTGGAGCTTTCTTTAATAAAACAGATACAAGAAGTGCAAATGCAATCTTAGCTGGCCCTACGAGCGGATCGGCTGCTGCACCTACATTTCGAGCATTAGTAGCCGCTGATCTATTAAAGTTAAATGAATTTACTGCTCCTGATGGATCTGTAAGTCTTAACAGCCAAAAGATCACAAACTTAGCTACACCAACTGCTGATGGTGATGCAGCCAGTAAGTCGTATGTTGACGGTGTTTCTCAAGGTTTAGATGTCAAAGACTCTGTTGTGGCTGCAACTACAGCAAATATAACAATTGCTACCGCTTTGAATAATGGCGATACTTTAGATGGCGTTACTCTTTCAACAAATGATCGAGTATTGGTCAAAGATCAGTCTAGTGCGTCCGAAAACGGTATCTACATAGTCGGGTCGTCACCAGCAAGGGCTGATGATTTAGCTGCTGGTGTTGATGCCGCTGGTATGTTCACATTTGTTGAGCAAGGTTCTACTAACGCAGATAAAGGGTTTGTTTGTACTTCAAACAAGGGTTCGGCTGTTGTTGGCACTAATAATCTTGCGTTTAGTCAATTCTCAGGTGCAGGAAATCTAACAGGTGGTGACGGGATCACAAAATCTGGCAATGAGTTTAGTGTTGATCTTAAGTCAAATGGTGGTTTGGTAATTGAATCAACTGAAATCGCTGTTGATCTTAGTGCTAGTTCGATCACAGGAACTTTAGCCATATCAGATGGGGGTACAGGACAAACCACAGCCTCTGCTAGTCGCAGTGCACTTGGTCTCGCCATCGGTTCAAACGTGCAGGCTTATGACGCTGATTTAGATAACTTATCTGGTTGCCAGTCTGGTGGATCGGCTGCTTTAGCTGCCCTTACATCAACAGAAATACAGATCCTTGATGGAGCTACCGTCACGACCTCTGAATTAAATATCTTAGATGGCGTGACTGCAACTGCCTCTGAGCTAAACATTTTAGACGGAGTTACCGCTACAGCTACGGAATTAAATTTATTAGATGGCGTAACAGCCACAACTACAGAACTCAATCATACAGACGGAGTAACATCTAATATTCAGACTCAGTTAGATGCAAAGCAAGCTTCTAATGCACAGCTTACAGAATTAGCAACAATGGGTGCTAATACAGCAAGTGCTTTAGCTGATCTTACACAATCTGAAGTTCAGATATTAGATGGAGCAACAGTAACGACAGCACAGTTAAACAGAGTAGATGCAACATCAAGTATTCAAACACAACTAGACGCAAAACAAGCGTCAGATGCACAGTTAACAGAGCTTGCAACAATGGCAAGTGGAACAGCAGACGCTTTAGCTGATTTGTCAGCAACAGAGGTACAGATTCTAGATGGAGCAACAGTTACAACATCTGAATTAAATATTTTAGACGGAGTTACAGCGACAGCTTCAGAACTAAATATTTTAGATGGAGTCACAGCCACAGCCACAGAGCTAAACATAATGGACGGAGTTACAGCAACGACTTCAGAGTTAAACATTATGGACGGTGTGACTGCTACAACTTCTGAGCTAAATATTATGGACGGAGTGACAGCGACTACATCTGAACTTAATATCATGGACGGAGTTACAGCGACAACAGCCGAAATAAATATTTTAGACGGTAATACTTCAGCTACTTCAACCACTTTAGCTACAGCAGATCGTATGGTTGTAAATGATAACGGATCGCTTGTCCAAGTTGCTATGAGTGATTTAGTTTCCTTCCTTGAAGACGGAGCAACTTCTGGTTTTGATGTCGAGGGTGGCACTTTTTGAGCCATAGGAGATAAAAGCCAATGGCAAATACTATTAAGTTAAAACGAGGTACAAGCACACCTACTACAAGTGATATTGTTAATGGCGAAGTTGCCATAGATACTTCTGCTCAAAAGTTATTTGTCAATGATGGAGGCACAGTAAAGGAGATTGGAGGAGGTAGTAGTAGCGTTCCAACTGGAGGAGGAAGTGATGCTGTTTTTTATGAAAACGATCAGGCGGTAACAACAGATTACACAATAACAAATGGCAAAAACGCAATGGCGGCAGGGCCAATAACAATTAATAGTGGTGTCACTGTCACTGTTGGCAGTGGAGAAACTCTTACTATTGTTTGATTTATGAAAGAAATTATTGAAAAACAGATTCTTGAATGGCAACAGGAATTAATAAATCAAAGACAGTACATTTTAAAGCTTGAAGGAGGTATTCAGGCATATCAACTGTTATTAAAAGAAATAAATAAACCAAAGGAGGTTAAACAAAATATAAAAAAGTAGAAGGAATATTATTAAAGACGTGTCCTATTTGTAGTGCAAGTTTTAATACTATGGAGCAAAGACGTATTTATTGCAGTGGAGCGTGTAAGACCAGATCAAGTCGTAGTAACAAAACCTTGAAAAGGATTTGAAATCAATTAGTATATAACTTTAATTTTTTTAATTAAATGCTCAAAAAAGTATTAACAATAGCTGCTGCTTCAGCACTATCAACACCAGCGTTTGCAGGGTTCTACTTGAACGTAGAGAACAATGGCTCTTATCAAGGGAAAAATTTTACAGGAAGCGGAACGGATGCTCATCTAGGGTACGAGGGTGGAAACGGAACTGCTTCTTATTACCTACAAGGTGGTGCGTTCTTGTCTAATCCTGATGGTGCTGACTCAAGCACAAACTTTTCTGGAAAAGTTGGCGGTTCAGTAGCAGCTTCAGAAAGAGTTGATGTTTACGGAGAGTTCTCTATCGTTACAGATACAACTAATTCTTATGGAACGAAGCTTGGCTTGAAGTATAAGTTTTAGTCATCATAGATAACAACAAGTAACAGGGTATAACAGTTGGCAGTATTAGGAGCATAGATATAATACTTACATGACCTATCGCTTTTAGTATTGCCTGTTTTACCATGAATTTTTCTAAAATTGCAAACATATTGTCAATTATCTCATTTGTGATGGTTACTGCAATGAGTGTTTCAGCCTATGTAGCAATACGTTATATGCAAAGTCCAGAATTTGAAAGAACATTAAAAAACAAACTCATAGGTGATTTAGAAAAAAAATTACCTAGTGTCATGAAAGATACTCTGCCAAAAACTACAGGCCCATCTTTTTCATTACCAACACCACAACAATCATAAGTGGAGATACCACAGGTAAATATTAATCAGATACAAATACCAGAGATAAAAGCATGGCAGTTTGAAGTTCCTGTTATCAATAAAGTTCCAAAACCGATTATTAATTATGCTGGCTGTGTAAAAGTTCACAGAAATAATTTAATAAATTTAATTGATGTTGATGAAAATGGCACTGTAATTAAATGCGGTGTAAAGATGCCAAGTTATGAACCGTTGCAATATACACCGAATAATTTTGTATATACAACACCGCAAGTAAATACAAATATTGAACCGCCATCTTTTTTAAATTCTCAATTACCAGATATACCGAAGAAAAAAGAAAAAGAGTTTTTTATACCTTGCCCAGATCCAGAGTCACTATTAAGAGTTGGAAGCTTTGCAAATGATGACAGATTGGAGAAGGTGAAGCGGTTTTATTACAATGAAAATAAGACCAAATGCTTGATTGAGTGGGAGGAGGTTACTTATTATGAGAAACTTATACCTACAATCGGCCAGTTTACTAGCGTTTTTACTCTTGCTTTGGTTGGCTGCTCTGCTCCCATTGTTCTTAACCTAGTCAAGCCATTAGTAAAGAAAGCCATAGCTAAATTACAGAAATCTAAGGATACTAAGACAAGCAAGCAAGATTAAGGGCGGTTTACAGGCGATTCTGTAAGGTCTATTTTTTGTTTTCTGGGTATAGTTTGTGTGTATGTGGTATGACTTGCCCCATCTTTGCTTGTACCACAACATCTTTACAGATTTCATAATAAGGAGAGTCAACAGAAAACGATATACCAGAAAGCTTTAATTCACCACAATTTTTGAGCCTTGCTAATTCGTGATCTAACCGCATATTTGCAAGTTTTTGTTCTCTTATCTTTTGTTCTGTACTACTAGACCTTAAACAATTATTTTGAAATTTATTTGATAATGGTATAGAAAAAGTTGCAGCAATACCAAAATTAACGCCTAATGAATCCCTGTTTGCAGAATAGTTTTCCTGATCATATAAAATCTCACCAGCATTAGTTAGGTTTCCATTGTCATCTGTTGCCATGTTGTAAACGGGCGTAGTATATCTCAAATCCTGTGGGCGTTTTTGGTTGAATGTTGAGGTGATGAATGGAGAAATTGTGAGCATACTTGTTTGGCAGACAACACCATTTCCATATTGATTTTCTATAAGATTTCCATTTAAAACCTGTACAGCCTGATTTGACACTGCCGATGAACTTTGTGCTACTGGGGCAGATGTTTGAGACACATTAGCTAATACTGGTTGCCCCAAAAGGCTTGCTATCACTGGGAAAATATAGTAGTAGTCTCGGTTACAGACTCTGAGGTGATCTGCCTTGAAAGATCTGTTATTCGACTTACTGAGGGCTGTTTGTACACCTCTGTAAATTGAAAAGCCCCACCAGCTTGATTTAACTTGTAGTTTGGTCTGCTGTTTAAATCTACTTGCTGCCATGTATATGTTTCACCATTTAATGTCTGTTGTAAATCAGTATATTTAGGATTGATAGACTCGCCATCAGTAGTGACACCAGCCCCAGATACTGAATAAGTTGACCCAGAAAATTCAATAGTTCTAACTGTTTCTGAGATATTAGTCGTTGTCCGAGTGGTACTTGAAGCTGAGCCTTGACTAAAATTTGGGACAACTGGCATTGCATATATAGGACTAGATAAAAACAGAAAAAAATAAACAAACCATTTCATCAATCCAATATGCTTAACTCTGTTACGAATTGACCTATGCACGTTGTACCAGCACCGCCAGCAGTACAAGTATTAGTTCCATTACTAACCACAGTGCCAGCTAGAGATCCAGCCACGCCACCAGAATAAGAGGTTGTTGTTGATAGAACAGGAAGATCTGTTATAACCCCAGCAGTCACATCAACACCACTTCCCACTGCATAAACATCGTCCCCTTCTATAAAAGATTCGCTTAATGAAAAAGAACTTCCAACAGTGTTCATTTCGTATGTGCCATTAGTCATTGTTGCGGCTGCTCCATTACTGCCAGCAGTTAAACCACCAAAACTTGCACTATCTGAAACTTTGATATTGTTTCCTGATACTGAATATGTTGAACTCCCCCTTGATCCGATACTATAAGCCCCGTCCGTTGTAAGTTGTATGCTGTTCGTCATTTTGTGTATTACATCCCCAAAAGCGGCTGAAGGAAGCATAAAACAGGCAATAAGTAGCAGTTTTTTCATTTAATACCCACATTATTGTTCTTATTATCTACTATAACGTCTTTTTTGTTGTTATTTCTATTACCTTTGATGGATAAACCAAGACTCGCGGTCGATGCTGAAAAAATACTTGCAATAAATGTCGGATCAAAATCTACAATTTTTTTACCGTCTGCTGGTTCATAGTATGAAAGGCTTAAAAGAGTTGCACTCCAAATAAGGATACAAATTTTAACAACTGTTTCAACTTTACTTGGTTCTTGATCTTCCATAAAAAGAAAGTAGCCATGTGTGAGGAGATAGTAGTAAAAAAAACTACTGGCTACTTGTGGCAAATCTAGCAAATATTGATATGTTTGGAAAGAAACATATTAGAAAAATGACAGCTTTACTAAAACCATTACTTTTAAATTTTGCCAGATCAGAAAGTCTTCGTAAATTGTGCCTTGAAATCTTACGCTACTGCGTTGATAAAACTGATAATGATATTGATAATTCTTTAGTGGATTTATTAGAAAGTAAATTATTTCCAGTCAAATGAAACAGATAATAAAAGCTCTCAACTCCAAGATGAGTCTAGAGGAAGAGTTTGAGTTAGAAAAACAAATTCAAAAAATAAACAAACAAAACGATAAAAAAGAATTAAGAGAATATGCAATCGAATTACTCAGAACAGGTTGCAAACAAGGGCATTTTATAAGTATGGCTCTAGAAATAATTTGTGACCAACAAGATATTATTTACAAATTAGAAGCAGAAAAAACCAAAAAAAAAGCAACTTTTCTAAGCCGCCTAATGTATATTTTATTTGATAAAAAATAGAGGACTTACTGACTGTTATGCTTGTTACTAAGCCTATTAAGGGACTTTGACCTCTTGCCCACTTAGTACTCCTCGAAGGGAACTCATATCTTTTTACAACTACCGCTAAATGGCTATGAGGGCAATCGGGCCAAATAATTGTAAAAGAGCAGCTATAACCTTTGGATTGGGACAAAGTGTCATGCCTCTGAATTTAAGGAACTAAATCCTTATCTGTTATATCAAACCAAGTAGCAGATTCAATAACCATACCTGTTGATTTGTCTGTTTTTGTAGTTTCACAAAATTCAAAAGTCCTTTTTGTATCAGGGCTGTAATAAATCTGGCCTATGTAGGGATTATTAGGAAACCGCACAACTATCCAATCACTCATTTAAAAGGGAATATCAGATGGTAGTTCAGATTGATTTGCCTGTACATCAATAGTTCTTTGTGATGCTGGTTTAGGGTTCAAAGGTTGTATCCTTCCAGAGTTGCCCCACATACCGCCCCAAATTGAAAAGCCATCAACTTCGGTATATTCTGATTTATTTTTATAAATACGGATTGTAGTATTTTCCTGTGTAGCATTTACGGCCATAGTTTCTAACCATTTAGCCATTTTTAAAGCTTCTTTAGTAGAAATATCAATAATTAAATTTCTTTCTGGTGCATTTTCTCGATCACTGTTGTTGTCAACGATTCTGAATTTTGCGTTAAAAGCTGCGTTTGTCATATTAAAAAGAGTTGATAGGTGTGATGTTGTTTGTTTCTTCCCAAACCAAAAGATCATTTAAAGGATACCTTGTTCGGGGTTGCCCTTTTGGAACTTCTGTCGGTTTTAAAGTGAAGTAAGGAGGGCCGTAGTTTTTCCATCGCCATGCTTTTATGGTTATTGGGTTCTTGCCGTATCTTTCTGCAAGTTGTTCTGTTGTTAAATATCTAGTTTCTGTAATGTTCATGTGTTTACCTCAAGTTGTTCTTTTTTAATTTTAATTTGTTTACTTAATTCTGTATATTCATCTTGAGTTAGTTTGCCTTGTGTATATCTAACTTCTACATTTTGACCATGCCCCATAAGGGTTTCTATAGTTTCCGCTTTCTGTATAGCATTTGAAGCTAATACAAAGATTGTTTCTGCTGGTGCGGCTGATCTATCTTTTGTATTTGTTTTAATTTCTTTTGATCCTACTATTTCATTACCAGTCCATAACTCTGAACCAAGAGAAAAAGTAAAAGCAGCACAAGCACATAAAGCTCTGCGGTGTGAGTCTGTTATATCTCTTGAAGAAATCTTATCCCATTTAATAGGATTGTTTCTATTATCCATAATTGGATAAGGAAAGGAGCTAGTTTGATTGCCTTCTGGATCTGTAAAGTAACCCATTAAAAAGCCAGTTTCGTCAGGTGCTTTCCATACAGCAAGATTTGACAGAGGGTTTGTAGGCGATTCTGGAGGGAGTTCTAAATGAAAATCCCAGCCTTTTGCGTGTTCATGTAAATAATTAGCAATTTTTGCCCATGAAACATATTGATACTTTCCTTTAAAGAAAATATCTTCTGGTTGGATAATGCCTGTTAAAAGTGGTCTAGTCATAATTAAATCCATTTAGGTGGGGTGAGGGTTTTGATTCCATCTGGTTCTTGATCGCTATGACCAGCCCAGATACCAGATTCTTGGGCTTGTTTGATTTGCTGTAATGTTTGCTCTTGTAACTGAAAG